AATTTTGCAGTGGAGCTGGAAAGGAGTGCGGAATGAAGGTATCCTTGGAGATTAAGAAAAGATGCTCTTTCTTTTGGCTTAGAGCTATCAGGAACGCCAGAATTGATAAGTGCTGTGCGGAGTGCTTCATTGGGGATAAGCTTAATGAGGTTTATGAAAAGACACGTTTTAAAGACAAAGCTACTGTTGAACTTGACATCCCCTTAGATGAGAGTGTGAAAGCCTACTATCTCTGCGGCCTTAGCAGAGGATTCCGGTATGATGACAATACCCACGTTGCTTTCGTTCCCTGTAAAGGCCAAAATATCGAGATAGAGAATGATAAGATTAAGCTTGTGATTACAGATGCCCGGCAGATAGATTTCCAAAGCTATAAGCCAAACCCGGAAGGTGAATTTACCCATGAACAGCGGACCTGCCGTAACTGGATATTCGCTAACTATCTGCTGGATGGTATGCCGCTGTGAGACGTGCAGCTCTTTATATCCGGGTCTCCACACTGGAGCAGGCACAGGAGGGATATTCTGTCGGCGAACAGAAGGAACGTCTGATTGCGTACTGTAAAGCCCAGGACTGGATCATAGCTGATATTTACGTGGACGGGGGATATACAGGAAGTAACCTGAAGCGTCCGGGCATACAGAAGCTGATAACGGAAACAGATAAATTTGATCTGGTTCTTGTGTATAAGCTGGACCGGCTCTCCCGTTCCCAGCGAGATACCCTTTATCTCATTGAAGAAGTATTCCGTCCGAACAGTGTGGATTTTGTTTCCATGCAGGAGAGCTTTGATACGTCCTCCCCGTTCGGTAAAGCCATGATAGGGCTTCTTGCTGTATTCGCACAGCTGGAGCGCGAGCAGATAAAAGAGCGCACCTGGATGGGGCGCGTTGCCCGGGCTAAGACTGGCCTTTATCATGGGGGAGGGAATATCCCAATCGGGTATGATTATTCAGATGGGAAGCTTACCATAAACCCATATGAGGCAGAGCAGGTAAGGAAGATATTTGAATGGTATCTCTCTGGGTTATCTTTAAAAGCTGTTACTGACAGGCTTCAGGATGAGGGATACACCAACAAATACAGCAGTTATAGTTCCTGGTCAAGTGTCAGGAACATACTTGAAAACGAGACTTACACGGGGAAAATGCGATTTGGGGAGATTGTTGTGGAACATGCGCATGATGCTATCATAAGTGAGGAACAATTCAATGCGGCGCAGGTCCTTCGGGGGAAGCGCCGGGAGCAGTTCGGGAGCAATGCCTTTCAGTCTAAGCATCTGCTTACAGGGCTCATGTTTTGCGGCCATTGCGGGGGCAGATACTATCTCAGGAACTCTGGGAAGTATTCATATTATGCCTGCTATTCCAGGACGAAGCAGATAAAGAGCATGGTAAAGGATCCCGACTGTAAAAACAAAATCTGGAAAGCACAGGATCTGGAACCGCAGATAGAAAGCCAAATCCGTGAACTTCTCCGATCTCCGCAGATTGCGAAGGATATCATAGAAAGCCGACCAAAATCCGTTCCCGTAAACCAGAATACTGACATCGAAAAGCGTATCAGGGAAATAGATAAGCAGATAGGCAAATTGATGGAGCTGTACCAACGGGAAGATATGCCGCCGGAACTTCTTGGCGAGCGGATAAATAAGCTGTACGGGGAAAGGACGGCGTTACAATCAGCTCTTGTCCCGGTAGCAGAACCAGACACAATGCCTTTTGATCTGGTCGAAGAATTGATAGCGGACGCAGCCCAGATATGGGATTTTGCAGACGAATCCCAGAAACGCCGCATCATGCAGAGCCTCATATCGCGTATCATCCTTACAGATGATGAAGTGAAGATCGAATGGGCCTTTTAAACATAAAATGCCCCTACCGGAGCAGTATCGCGGGAGGGGCATTTATATTATTTGTTCTGCACAGTTTCCATCTTCTGAATCGCAATGGTGGCCGCTGTTGCCGCCGCCGTGGTAGCAGCCACGGCTGTTGTATCAGGAGTGCTTTCAAGCACCGCAGACACGGGAGTCCCAATGCTCACTTTCTGTTTACGGACCTCGGCCTCGATCTTATTCACCAAATAATCCCGAACATCTCCGTATGCAGCTTCTATGAACGCCTGTGCCGCCGGGCTGATAGATGCAAGGCAGGCCGTAAGGGACTTTTTTGCAGCTTCTTCCTGCGCCTCTTTCGTAAATACGCCGGCCTTTTTCAGGGCATCAACATAAGTCTGGCTCGTTGCGGCCACCGCATCGGAAATAGCATCAGCGATCTCCCGGATGTACCCCTGCTCTTTGACATTGCTGGTGTTCGCCGCAGCATTTTCCGCTGTTTTCTTAATCAGGGAAATCCCATAGGCCGTAATGACCGGCACTGCCGCTGTAATTACAGCGATCAACAAGTTGCTCAATAATTCCTGCATGATAAATCCTCCTTATCTTGTGAGATATGCACTGGAGCAAAATCCTGTGTAGGTCTTTTTATTTTCCGTATACTCCACGAGAAGCCATTTCTTCCCCGCTTTTTCCGTATAGTACCCGTAGCACCTGCACTTTGCCCCTTTTGGCATGGTTAATATGGTATCGTATTTTTCTTTATCCGGGCCATACCGCAAATTAAGTCCCGTTGTGGTATGGTATTCCCCGGCAAGCTTTTTATCTTTGCTCTGCGCACCTGCCAGCTTACGGATAAGCACCTTTGCGGAAGTCGGAACAGAAGCAGAGGGCTTTTGTGTTCCTGTCACGATGCCGGCTCTTTTCAGGGTCATTTCTGCTTTGCTCCCGTTGTCAAGCCCGCACACTGTATGGCTCCCAGACTGCACATAGATCGCCCCTCTCACGCAATATGCCTCGTTAGCAAGGTATGTAGCATCTGTGACGATTACATAACCCAAGGCCTTCAGAGCGTTCCTCATGGTCCGGGTAGTCCATCCATTAGAGGCGTGGGTGGCGCCGGATCCGCTTGCCACGGCACAGACGTTCTGGAACTCACTGCAATCCGTGTTGCAGGGTACTGTGATCTTTGACAGATCATATCCGACTTTTTTTGCCTCGGTATTGAGAGTGTTACGGTCTCCCTGTCCATAGCCAATATTGTCGTTGGCACATCCTGCTTCGGCTGTTTTTGCGTGTTTCTCACGGACAATAGCATCCGGGTGGATCGCCATAAAATCCCACGGCTTGCTGTACCACGTCCTGACGCATACCTCTTTTTTGGTCTGATCGCCTTTGGCACCATTTACGGTTCCTTTTTCCGATATGCTCGCATGAGCGATTCTGATTGCCATACTGTTCCCTCCATTCTCTGCAAACCTGCGGTAATATTTCAGGCCTATCGTAGCCCTTCTATTTATGTTTGCTTCACTCTGATCTCCGGGAGCCTCATATTTCAGCATCACCGCCCGGGAAGCTTCCTCAACTGATCTCGCCGTTTTTAGAATGTTCCATACAGCACGGTAATTCTCCTGCATTTCCTTGATGTAGAAATCAAGCTGCATTTCAAGATCACCTATGGACTTTCCTGTTTTACGGGCGAAATTAAGAAGTGCCTGCTTCCGGGACCAGTACGTCCACTGCGCTACCCCGTATCCGATACCGTCCCGACAGAAGTTCAGATACGTCCTAGCATCCACAGCACTGGTATACTCCTGATCTGTCATCCCCAGCTTCCGATTCCCGGTATCCTGGAGATTCTGAGGATTTAATCCACTTTCTGGATCAAGGTTCCCGAGGGTTCCGGCAGCACCGTAGGCATTTGCACCCACGTCCAGCAGCTTGTTCCAGATTTTCTCAGCGTTGTCGTTTCCACGTAACATTTGTACCGCTCCTTTCTTTTAGCCCGCATCCGTATCAGGAGGGGGCTCCCCACCGGAATCAGGTTTGTCAGGCCAGTGGTTATTTTTACTCAGATTCTCAACAGCCGTAACCGCCACCTTGGAAAGGCTTTCTGCAATCTGCGTTTTATCCAGATAGGCAAGGATATAACTGCACCACACCCAGGCAAATCCATTTATCAGGCAGACCCAAATCATTTTTTTTGTGGTTTCCTGTTTCCTTTTATGGCTTTCTGCCCTTATCCTCCTCCTTCTGGTAGAGCAGATTCTGTTCGCATACAGCATAAGCCAGACTGCTGCCAAAAAAGACAGTACCGCAATTATCGGGATGATAATTTTCAAGGTGTTCCCTCCTCTCTATCCGTGTTGCTTTCCTGAAGGAAATCCCTTTTTTTCATGCGCTCCCTGTAAATCTCACGGATATTCTCAATGGCGAGGACGGCCCGGTTATTAGGATAGTCCGGGTGTGAATCACAGTATTTTTCATAGGCGTCGATTTTTGCCAGGACTTCGATAAATTCCTCCTTTGTGTGCCGTATGGGGCGGAGCAGCTCATTATTGAAATGCAGGATCTGAGCACGGTGGCCGTCAGCTGTACGCCTGTCATCCATGTCGATATGCCCGTCCAGCTTCTTCTCTATTCCAGTAAGCCGTTCGGACACTTCCCC